CTAAATTTCTACAAGACTAGTGGCGTCTACCCACATTGTCTCTCCATTACCAACATCGAATTTTACTCCATTAGAAGGTGCATCAACTTTAATGACTGTCCATGGCTCTGTTTGCTTGAACTTGAACCAAGAGCCAACTTGCAAGATCTGGTCTTGACCGTCCGAGTTAAGGGTTCCAACAGCTACTTCATCAACAATGGATGCTGGTACTCCATTATTATCCCAATTAGCATTACCATCACCAGCTAATTCGTATGAAATAACTTCATCACGATTAGCACTGATCTCATCAACACGATAAATTTGATTGGTAAAGCTGAATGTATCACCAACCTTCAAAATTTGGTCTGGGACAACAATAGGTGCAGGCTTAGGCCCATCATCAATTACTGGATTATCGGTATTAGCTCCGGCATACTTGTGCCAAGCGTCAGCGTCCATATATGCAATATCCATATCCAAGTCACCATTATAACCAGTTAAACGTCCAGTTGAACTGTATTGTAAAATTGCAGGTTGTCCCCACACTCCCCAACCAGCATTATCTGTCCAAGGTTCTGCAAGATAGCCTGTTGGCGTGTAGTTTGCATATTGAGCTGCCCATAGTCCATAGTTCGGCGCAACCGCTGACCAGTCCATTTGATTAACTACTGACTTTGACATATAAATCAATGGCGCAACACCAGTCAATTCTTTCACTCGATCCAAGAATGCTTTAGCTCCGTTTGGGCCAAGTGCCAATCCCCCAGCTTCAAAATCAAGTACGAGTACGGCTTCGCCAATATACCCTCCGATATTATTTACAAAGAATTCTGCTTGTAATCGGGGATCTTCTCCAGTCATGAAGTGGTAAACCCCTAACAACTTACCAGCTGACTTAGCTTGTTGATAGTGTTGGTCGCCTACCGGATTGATGTATGATAGCCCTTCGGTCGCTTTAACGATAATGAAATCAGCTTCTACTGAACCGGCGTTCAATAATGCTTGATAATTAGCGATGTCAATTCCGTTCATTGTCATAATTACTCTCCTTTAATTGCTTTATTGGCTTGTAAGATCACAGCCTCAATTTGTTGATTAGAAAAGCGCCCCTGCAAATTATTTGCTGCGAGGCGCTTTTGAATGAATGTAGTTGCTAGGTCCATATTGTTCCCAGCATTATTTTCTGCAAATGTGATAGCTTGTGCTGCCCATGTATTGAGTAACAATAAGTTCTTGTTCTTTGTGTGCGACTTAATGAATTCATTCGCACGCCAAGACAGAGTCGTTAATATCCCGCTCCACCATAGAAATTCTAATAAATCTAAAATACTAACTTTCAACTATCCTTCCCTCCGAAAAATCTATGTCATTTTTGTCTAACAATCTTACAGCATGGTTCAATTGTGACTTTATTTCCGCATTTTCCTCTCGTAATTGCCCAACTTGTTTTGTTAAATCAGCAACCTGTGAAAGTAGTCCTTCCAATGTTTTTGTCGTTATTTTGGTATCGTTATCTGACTGTTTGCCTCTAAAGCCAAAGTACGCCGTCACTGCTCCTGCTATTGCAGCAATGCAACTCACGATGACGGTATCAATATTCATCTATATTTCTCCCTTCATCCGAGCTGACGGCTCACGCCTTGCTTCAACAATAATTCTAATCACAATGAAAAAACTAAAAACGGTTAGCACACCAATTTTCCCTCGAGCTGATGAAATATCAGACAAGAAAAAACTAATTGTTATATAAGACCAAAACATCGTCGACACACTAGCAAATACAGTTCTGAGATACCAAAATTTTAAATCTAATATAAAACTAGCCGTCATTAGAACCCCAAAATACATCATGACAATAGCAAAAACGTGCGTGTCGGCCTGATTAAAGAAGAATGGTGTATGGTCATCTAATCTCGCCGTCGCAAAAGAAATTAATAAACCTACAGAAGCCGTCTCAAATCCAGTGATGATCCAAAATGCATTTCGCAACATCTTGCTTGTAGTATCACGAATAAAATTTTTAAACATATTACATTCCTCCCTATATAGTAGGCACCCCAGCATTCCATGTTCTTGTTAAAGGATCAGCATAATATGTGACAGGCACAATATCGCCACTATCGCCCTTACCCATTTGTCCATTACCAAGCCATGAAGAAACATAAATTGAAGGATCATTGGTCCCTAATTTGATTTGCGCATGCCAATCAGAATGATTATTGAAATTAAAAAATGCAACTACAACTTGCCTTGCATCCGTACCTGGCAAATAATCTGCTACATAGAATGCGGTTGAAGGGACTTTTTCGCCAATAACGGTCATAGAACCGATTTGATTAACATTATCGGTATTAAATGTCCCACCAACATTTAGCATTACTCTATCGCCTTGTCGATGCCATCTAGCTGTTAAACCATAAAACATCATGCTTTGTGTTGATATTTTGTAACTCTCGACATTTACAAGTTCCCATAACGTAGCTGCATCTTTTGCACTTGGAAATGTTGTTCCAGTGGTATGTGCTACCTTTGCTTTAAAAATCGGGTTAGTAAGTTGACCAGTCTTTAAGTCCCCCACTTTAGAAAATGTAATCATTTGGCCGGCTTCAATTTTCATATTAGGTTGCCACGTTAACATTGTATTTACGTCAGTGGATACTACCTCTTTCCACCCAAGTAACTTGCCTCCGCTGACTGCCGAATACATCTTTCTGCCGTTCGTTAGTGATGTAACTTCAATTTCGCCGCTCGTCTTATCAGCACCTTCTATCACAGTAACCGTGTAGTTCGACTGGAAAGGAGCGTTGCTTATAGCATTATTTCCTGATACCCAATTCCCATTATATTTATGCATATCAGCTGCTACATCGACAAAATCCAAAAATGATGCTTGCCGTGTTGAAAAACTTCCAGTAATGGGAACGAGGTACTTTTTAATTCCATCAATGGTTTCAGCTCCAGTAGTATGCACTACCTGCTTATCATCAGCGACATTAACCCAGCCGACAATTTTGCCACTTTCAACAGGTGTATACCAAAAGCCACCAGTAAATAATGGAACAATAATCATCATTCCATTATCATTGCCGGACATTGGCATAATCGTAAGATTAAACCACTGAACCACTCCTGTAGGTAAACCGGACAGGCTTTCAGTGGTAACTGCGTATTGACCACGATAAACATCCATCTTTCCAGCTGCCACAATTGCTAAATCAGTGAACAAAGGCTTCTGCACATTTAGTCCATTTACAAATCCGTTGGCATTACCCGTACCGCCTTTTGCAGTTGGTAAAACACCTTGAATTCCCAATACAATGTTTTTTGTTCCATCAAAAGTAACCGATGATGATTGTGTTAAATCAGTGATCATGGTTCTTGCTGCTGAGAGTTTTGTGGCAGTTCCAGAATTACCCGTAATCGATGCAGATATTGTTTGAGTGAATTTATTAGTACCCGTCCAAGTGTTATCAGTTACTTCACTTGTGATCTGCCCCCAAGACCCCCAAACAGTGTTTTTAACTTTAATAAATACATTGTTAGAAAAATCTGACAGCCTAGCATTTCCGAGCAATCCATCAGATTTATCATCTGATTCAAAAATATCAAGAACAAACGGAGTTTTTGCATTAGCAGGCAATCCCACTAAAGGCACCCCCCTTTTTGCGAAGTATCGCCCACTACCTAATGAATTTATATCAGTACCCGCTGATAATTCTTGACCATAAACGTATCCTGCTGCCGTTGCACGCCCTGAAAGATTTCCGACAACCCCATCTTTGAAAATCTTAACCCCACCGACTGATTGATCACCTGTTAGTAATACAGCTTGATCATGTAGTGTTTTCAGTTTGCCATCAACGACATCTGATAGTTCAGCTAAATCTTTCATTTGCGCAATCGCATTGTCATCAATTTCCAAAGAAAAAGTGACGTTCGAATTTGTAACAGATAAATTCACGCTGTAAACAATTGAGTTCTGATTATCTAAACCACCTGCCGGAATAAAATCAGGGGTTTCAGCATCAACAACCGCCAATAGTGTCTCAACGTTATTTATATCTGAGATATAAACACCAATACTATTGATGTAGCTATCTTTTGAAATTCTTGTGCTATCAAATACTCCAGTAAATGAAAAAACATTACCGTTGCGAACAATGTCGCTGGGTAATGCTGTCAATATCTCATCAGACAACCGAGTCAACTTCGATATGTCTTTATCCTTGTAACTCACAGATGCAATTGACATCTTTGTTACTTTGTTTTCTTGCTTATGATTAAACAAGTCCGCTGCCGCCGCAAGGCCAGCATCAGTAAATCGTGCTCCTTTTAATTTTGCCATTTTTATACACCTGGAATCTTCATTGTCACAACTGGTGAGCTAAAGAATGCAGCTTGCTCTATAACTGCACCAATAGCAATTTCACTTGCACTGGCTTCCTTGAAGCTAACCCCTTCTAGCCGAATACCTGCTGGAAGAATACTTTTTATCCAACTAATGACCAACTCTCGTTGATCTTCATTTGGAGTAAGTGCAGCCGGTATATCTGTAACTCTCACAGATAATAATTCGTCCCCATTCTCCACGTTGAAAGAACTAAGTGGTAATCCACTGGTATTTGAAAGAACATTGATGATTTCGTTAGCCGTACCAACTCGCAAACTCATTTCAATATGAGACTTTATCAAAAAACGATAAAAGCTATCATCCGTCGTTAATCTAGTGACACCATATTGTTTACCTATTTCATCAAGTATTTTTCCGCTTGCTTCATCAATTGAACGTGACCTTGCAGCGTAGATTGATGACCTGTTAAGTTCGTCAATCTGACCACCAACTAAATCTAGTAGTTTGTAATTGTTCGACGTTGACCCTTTTTGTAAAAACAACGGCAACATTGCCACCATATCATTGGTTACTGTACTCATACTGTCACCTCGATATCGCCAGGCGAAAGGTACTCAAATTCTTCAACAGTAACTTTATTTCCAGTAACAGGTCTGCCATCTACAGTGAGCTTTACGTCAACGTCTACAATTCCATCTTCTTCATAAATAATGCCGTATAGCTTGGTTACATGTAGCGTTTCTCCAATAGTTAGCTTCGTAAGATAATCTGTCACATTCGCCTTTACATTATCCTTTCCACTAATGCTGAAGCTATCAGATACGACCAAGGTTAACTGCACATCCACTGCCTTTTGAGTTGGTCGATCAAATTTAATCACTTGCTTATGCGTTCCGTTGATAAGCGGAACTTCCACTTCGGAAGCCCCAGTCGTAGATACGCCCGCAGCAACAGCATTAAAAATTGCATTCGCAATATCGTAGTCATCTCCACCTTGAACATAAAAATGAACCGATTTAGGTGGATTCCCATTGCTATCAACTTCCATTGTGTCATTCACAATTAGGTGGGCCATTTGGACACCGACTACATTTTCAACAGCCGTTATTAGTGCATTAGGCGTTCCGTTCGCAGATCGACGGTAATTATCAAGTAGTCGTGTTCTTAAGTCACTGTCACTCTCTAACGCAACACCACCAACAGCCGCTTCCTTATTTACGACTTCTGTTAAACCATCCACAGCTTCAACAATTTTATTAATTCTGCCCGCTGCAACATTAGTTTTCAAATTTTGTTCAACTGAAACAACTAAAATTTCTAACTCTCCAGGTACATCTTCGCCATCAGAAGTTGCTACTCCTACTGGCTGGAGCTCTCCACTTTCAGCAGCAAAAAAGTTTATCCCGCTCTGTGTTCCGAACAATGTTTGCTCGTTGATCTTTGTTCCTGCCTTACCTTTCAACGTTAAATTTGTTGTCGCATTCTTTGCCGGATTACGGTATAACCCTATGTTTCCAGCCAAGCGATCTAGTGAAATGCCGGTTGCTTGAGAAACAAAGCCACTAAACCACACGGACTCCTGTAACTCTTCTTGCTTGGCGAGCTCGCTTGCCACAACTCTAAGGAACATTCCAACCATACTATCCGGACCAACTGCCACATCGGTTGAAATGGTACTCTGCGCTTGAGCTATCATATCGTTTAATATTTCATCACGCCGTCGCCGTTTTAGTCCTGAACTATCCAGCATTTAATACCACCTCCGTTTCTATATTTGTTGAATTAACTAGAGATAAAGTAAAAGACACGGTCAATGCCCGTGTCTTTCTATCTTGTGTAAATTTGAAATCACCTACCGATGAAATAATTGTTGAAGTTGTTAAAATCGCCGTCTTAATATCTTGAAGGATATAATCAGGGACAACACGTTTAACAAAAATGTTCGACCAACTAAGACCAAAATTTGGTTCAAAAGGCATTTCACCAAGATGCGTTTTCAAAATTATATAAACACTTTGCTTTATTTGCTCACTATCTTCAACAGTTACAATATCTTGGAATAGCGTCAGGTCGCCGTCTTGATTTACTTTAAAATCTTTCATGCCTTTACCTTTCCGATGATAATTGCATCATTAATACTATGCCGACGACTAATCGTTAAATTGTATACTTCCTTATCTCCACTAAAGTCTTCCAAAGGCAAATCAGTAAACACCATTGCCACAATATCGCCAACATTTAGAGTGCCAACATGGTCAAGAATATAAGCATTGTGAATCGTTGCCGTTTTATCTTTATCAGCTTCTTTAGCTAAGAGTTGAACGTTTGCTTTGTTGCTATTCACGTTGGTTACACGCCCAATTGATGCAACGTGTAAATCTCTCATGATTTTAGACTTTAGCTTATCAAATAACTTACTCCATGATTTAATCGGATCAACATTTCTCATTAGATAATTTCTCCCGTAGTTCTAAAACTGGTGCCATCAAAACTGTGTTCGCCATTTCTAAAGTGATAAATTCCACCGCCACCATATCGAGAATTCAATTTGATTCCTTGCCCGACTGTAATTCGATGATTTAATAGCAACTCCACGCTATACCCCGCTATATCATCATCGGATGACCAATCAAGGGGCTGTGGGAAACCAATCAATCCATGTTGAGCGTCATAAACCAATGCGTTATCACTACTATTTGTCACGGCGTTAATGATAATTCGCCCACGCTTATAAAACAGCTTACTGCCAGCATCTTCTGCTACTTCAGTTAAAGCATCCATCGCTGAACCCTCAACGCTGTAACCGTCACTATAACTCTTCTCCTTTTGTAGGTTAATCTCTGATATTGGAATACCTGCTGCTTGAGAAACTCTTGTAATTACGTCTTGCGCTGAAATACCATTTGACAGTGATAAATTAATCTCTTTCTTGGAGTAATCCTCCCCTTCCAAGAATGTGAATGAGGACTTAATTTCCCCATTTCCATCAGAGGTCCTTGGGTAAACGTAGTTAATAGTTCCTTCACTGATGACACCAATGTCATCTTGATACCCAGCTGAAAGCACAACGTATGATCCTTTTTGAATAAAGTTTTGACTATCTTGACTCAAGTTAAAAATATCCACTGTCGTTGATGAAGGTTCAGAGTCATCACTGAATGATGATGTGAAGTTGATCATCAATGTGCCAAATGAAGAATACTCCCATGTTGATTTATGTTCTCCAGTAGTTATTTCCAGTCTGATTTTACCTAAAAATTGATCAGTCATTTACTTCCTCCAGATTATCAATATAAAGGCGTACATTTGTCCCAAAGTTATCAAAAGTTATGTCAGTTGTCGGGTCCGATTCATCCATCGGGATAATCCTTTCAGCAGGCATATCAGGATTAATAACATCGCTCCATAATGGTTGATTTGCAACCATTTTCTCGCCTATTACTAATGCAGTACCGTCCGCTTTATATAGATCAACTGTAAAGTAGCCTTCCGAAGAGTTGTAATTGATACCAAAAATAAAAGTTTGGATTCCAAAGGGAAATTCAAACTTTTCGGGTAAATTATCTTTTTCAATTGGAATATAAGGTCTTAATGACATTTACTTAACCCTCGCTCTCACTCCGATTGGTATAAATCTATCTGGCCAATGATTCCAACCTCGCAATGTGTCCAACGGAGTTCCATATTGCATCATCCAGCCCCAGTAAGTATTGCCAGGTTGCACCGTAACCCAAACGCCGTCACCGTCACCGACCGGCTTTTTCACTGCAACAACTATTTGCTCCGGCCTCTGAACAACTCGTAAAAATTTCCATGTAATGGACACCTTTGTAGCATTAACCGCATTATTGTTATAACTATGTTCTATTCCACTTATAATCATAGGTGCAACAAAACGTCTACCAAAGAATTGCAGCACTGTACCACGCTCCTGCCACAACATTAATTGAGCAAGAGCATTCTGCCCGTCCACATTATTTCCACCGTCACCAAGTAAATATCCAGTTATTGTCCCAGAATCTTCCGTCATTCCAATGTGATCCGTTATAGCCGAGCCACTTTCAACGGCATTCTGTGCAACATCAAATTGTCTGGATAGCGACTCTCCATCTTCATCAGTTGCGATATATACACTATTTTGAGAATTAGGATGTTCAGTCATCCTAAATCCAACTAAGTGTTGATCAGCACCCATTATCTACCTCCTTAAATCAATCCTAGTGTGTCCGACAAATTCTGTGACATCGCTTCAAGGTAAGGCATAACTGCTGCCATTACCATTTTTTCAAGCCCAGCTCCTGCGACACCACTAATGTTAATCTCAGGCTTGATATTAATTTCAATATTCCGCTTATCTGCATTACTCTTTACAGGTTGAGCTTCACTCATTGCATTAAATGCTTGAATTGCTTTAGGAGTACCCTTAGCATACGCATTCAACTTCGCAAATTTACGACGAGTATCTTGTGCGTTCAATACGTGTGAACCAGCCGGTAGCGGAACCATAATATTCCGCTCGTTAGGGAACAAACCTACAAGTCCATTTGGTAGCATAAATGCCTCTCGGAATGTTGAACTCTGTTCATCATTAACCAATGCCATGCCGCCTGGGTGTGATCCCCCAGCAGGCGTACCCTTGGCATATTTTGCAAAGGCAGCCCTTGCACCAGGTGTACCGTTTGCAAACTTACCACCTAATTTACTAGTGTCCCCCTTCACGGCTACATCGATGGTTACCTTCTTATCCTTTAAGGCTGAAATTGCTGCCGCTAGGGTTTTAACCTTACCTGTCGCAGTTCCGGCACTATTTCCGATAGTTGCCATTGATGACGAAACCTTGGAACTAACTGATGTAGCAGTAGATACCATCTTATTGAAACTTGACTTGAACGTATTAGCTGCCTTGTTCGCACCATTTTGGACAGCATTTTCTACCTTATTCATGCCAGATGTAGAAGCACTTGCCAACTTTGAGAATGCTGAATTTCCAGCACTTCCCATCTTAGACATCCCACTCTTAACTGCACTCACAACCTGATTAGAGCCAGATTTTGCAGCGTTTTTGGCTGCATTCATTCCAGACTTAACTGATGAAGTTAACTTGTTGAACGTGCCCTTACCAATGCTGTTCATTCCAGCTAATCCAGACTTAACCGCCGTCGGTATCTTATGTGCGCCTGATTTAGCAGCTGAGGAAGCCTTACTCATACCAGATTTAACTGAACTTGATAGCTTATTGAATTGGCTCTTACCTGCTGTTCCTATTCCCTTGAAGCTACTAGTAACAGCTTTCTTGATACCCTTTCCACCGGAACTCATCGCCTTTGATGCCTTTGACATGCCTTGCTTGGCACTGGTGGATAGTTTATTAAATTCCTTCTTAGAGCTCTTACTGATGCCAGAAAATGCCTTGCTTGTATTTTTACCAACCTTACTGAACGCACTGGTTACCTTTGATGACGACGACTTGGCAGCACTTGCAAGTTTCTTAAATGAAGAGTCTCCACTCTTGCCGACCTTTTCAACGTGCTTTGAGGTCTTCTTAGCTTCGTCACCGGTCTTTTTTGTGCTCTTAGTTGCTTTATCAGCTGATTTAGATGTCTTTTTACCGCCCTTATCAGCACCACCAAACCACTTAGAAATATTTTTCATCCAGCTTGGTTGTTTCCAACCGCTAAACGGATTCTTAATTTTTGGTAGCTTGAAGCCCTTGAACGGATTTTTAAACTTTGGCATTTTAATCTTGGGCATCTTGAAGCCCTTAAATGGATTTGATAGCTTTGGCATCTTTATCTTGCTGAAAGTATTTCCAATGCTTGTCATCCACTTTGGCATTTTCACGCCCTTAAATATATTCTTACCAGCGTCTCCGATCAGTTTAAGAGGTCCCATAATTGGTCCACTCTTTGCAAGAGACTTCATTTCTGATTTAATCGCCTTTTGCGGGTTTGCTTTAAATGCTTTCAGACCCTTCCCAAGGTTTGAACCAATCTTTGCGCCTGCCTTACTATGCGATGTAAAGAAATTACCGACACTCTTGCCTACTTTTCCGGCAACCTTTCCAGCACTTTCCATTGCACCAGATACATTTTTCTTTACAGACTTACCAAACTCTCCAGCGCCCTTTGCCATCTTCTTAAAGTTAAGCCCACCGATTGCCTTACCAGCCTTCTCACCTAACCATGAACCAGCCATACCGCCAGCAACGGTTCCGACTGGCCCGAGCAAAGAACCAAGCGCTCCACCAACAACTCCACCAACACCTGATCCTACTGCGCCACCCACGGCTTTACGTCTAGTCTTACCAGGTTTCATGCTTGCAGCACTTGCAACATCTAATCCCATAAAGGCTAGATTTGCAACTCCTCCAAGTTTTCCAGCTACCTTACCAGCTCCTCTAACAAGTCCCGCACCAGGTATTTTAGAAGCAAAACCACTAATCTTACCAACAGCACCACCGACTTTACCAAACGCACCGCCAGCTTTTCCAACTACTCCGCCAACACGACCAAAAGCACGGCCTAATCGACCACCCTTTGAAGCTGCTAAACGTGTTGTTCTCGTTGCAACAGAGCCTGCTCTCGTCGATTCAACTCTGCCACCGATTGCAAGGGCTTCATCACTTGCCGTTGCAATTCTTCCACGAAGTTTCGTAGCTTTACGTGAATGCGCACCCTTACGACCTGCAACACGCTCATACTTTGATTCTAGCTTTCCAACATAAGAACCCGACTTATCTGAATACTTGGATAGCTTGCTTCCTGCACGCTTTGCTTGCTTAGATTCTGCTCCATACTTTTCAACTTGACGTTCGTACTTCGAAGCCGCTTTGTTATATTTACGGTTGGAACGAGTAGATAATTTCTTGCCCTTCTTTCCACCTTCGGAATATCCGTCACCATCTTCATTGTATGAACCGTCTCCATTACCATTAAGAGCAGCTGTCAACCTTTGTAGTGCAGAGGTATTCTCGTTTAAATCTCGATTGCTACCCTTTGGTGTTTTTCCGCCGCCAAATAACTTACTCAAGCCAGGTACTTTATCTAATTTGGTAACCTTTCCAGCGAACCCAAGGCCACCCTTTAAAAGTCCACCAATGCCTGGCAGTTTAGTCAATCCTTTAATGACGCCAACTCCAATAGCCAACTCTCCAAAGAATTTACCTAACCCACCGGTAACTTTATCAAAGTCCTTATCGAATCCTTTTGGTAACATTTTCTCAATTGCACTTTGAGCCTTGCCACCCCATTCTTTTAACTTATCAATCCCGCTTTTAACTTTATCCAAGCCTGAAACAATTCCATCTAAAAAGCCACCTCGAAAGGCGGCTGTTTTATCCCAAACTTTACCAAGCAATCCAACCAGAGGCGTTGTTGCTTGAATGATTTTACCAAATATATCAGCAACGCCAGCTAGCGCTTTAGCAACTGCATCAGCTTTAGATCGAAGGCCCTTAGAATCTGTAAGGCTATTCGAAAGTCCTCCCAGGACGTCCTTAAATGCTCCACCTTTTGCAACTTGTTTTCCAAAAGTATCCATTATCTGTGAAACAAAGGTTCCACTAGCTTGTTTACCAGCTCGCAATACACCTGGCAAGGTTGAATTATACCGATCAGAAGCCTTACCTACACCACCTGAATTTCCATAACCGTCAATTGCTGCGAAGGCAGTTTCGGCATCCATTTGACTGTAATCCCAGCCACCATTCTTGTTCTTGCCTAATTCATGACCATTACGCTTCTTATACTCATCACGCATCTTCCGTGTGATTTTACCGTCGAGCAAATTCAAACTTTTAGCAGCATTTCCGGACATCTTACCGGTATCACCAATATTACCGACAGCTGTCTTAAATTGCTCCATTTCACGGGTGTTCAATGCATTGGCGTCTTGAATATTGAACATACCCTTAAGCATACTTTGGGTCTTCCCTAGATTACCAGCATAGACACCACCATCTGATGAGTAAATTTGCTTTGCAATTGAGTTTGCCTCTGAAAAATCATTTCCAGCTTTGGTGGCAGTATCCATAATTGCATCATTTGCCCGTGCCGACTGTAGCGTTAATTGCCGACCCTTGACATTGCTGTGCGCATCTTGAATTGATGTAGCCCACATAGCCTGACCAGATTGACGTTCTTTTAACGTTTCCCAACCATTGGAAAACATTCCTCCAACGCCATTAGCTAGACCCATAACTCCTGAAGCAAGTAGCATTCCAGGGCCAAACATAGCCATGCTATCTTTGAAGGCGCCTGATACTTTGCCGCCTTTTTCAGAAGTTGATACATTGCCGGTATTTACGTTACCTAGATTATTAGACCCCTTTATTCCACCAAGAGCAGACTTCAAACGTCCTATTGCGCTAATCTCTCGGTCTACCGCCTCAATACCTTTATTTGCTCCCGAAGCAATCCCTGCACCGATTGACTTGCCTTCGGGCGTAACTCCTTTAAGCACATATTTGAGCTTTTCCATTGCGGTTAATGATCGAGTAACCGCTCCATCTGCCCTATTAAGGCCTTCGTAAATACCACTACCAGCTTGTTTCCCGTGCTCTGATAATACTGTTAACTTCTCACTTGCTTTGGTTGCTCCGGCTTCCAATTTTTCAAAGGATGCTGCGGACTTTTGTACTGCTCCGCCAAGTTCAGCAGTTGAAGCCTTTCCCTTGCTTGCTCCAGCACTGATTTTTTCAAACGCTCTTGTTGCAAAACTATCCAATCGTTCTGAATTATGTATAAGGCCGGTGATATCACTATCTACCTCACGTAAAGCAGCAGATTGAACATCAAAAGCGACCCCGATCGATAGTTTACGAATATCTCCCATTTTTAAGCCTTTCTTTCTAGTTTTCCCATTCAACTTCCGGATGTTGAATCTTATACAAAGCATTCGCCTTGTAGTTCAGATACGCAATATCGTCAATCGACATATATTCCATGTCTTCTCTCGTTGCCAACCCCATCATTATTGGAAAATCATACTGATAGTCCTCGTCGAAACGATTACTAAACTCTATGTCACCTTGGCTTCTAGTTAACAAACTTGCCAAGAAATTCGTCGGCCGCACCAACTAATTCTTCAAACATATCAACGTGATCATCAAAGTAATCTAAACCTTCCTTACGAATTTCTTCAGGGTAAGAAACCATTGTCTTAATTAAAGTGTCAACGTATCCTGGATTTGCGATATAACTTTGCATGTTACCTGCTGCAATAATCTCCATTGCCTTTCGAATTCCTGGATGTGTGAAAATCACTGGTTTACCTTGAACATTAATTTCCTTGATTTGTCCACGTAGTCCACCAGTCTCTCCACGCTTAGCGATATTATCACGGTAAGTTTGCAAGAGTTGATCCACTGGCTCTGATGGTGCAGTGGGTGTTGCCGGTGTAGTTGGTACAGTAGCGGCAGGTGCTTGTCCAGCTTCAGGTGTTACCAAAGTTCCGATTGTTTCGTTTTGCTCAGTCATAGTTATTTCCTCCAGAAATTCAAATGTTTAGTTACTTCGATTTTGCAATTAGACGTTGTCGTTCAAATAATTCAGCTCAGGGACCATAAGTTGCCATGAACGACCTGATGCAGTTGCACCAAATTGAGCGTCCGGCATCTTTTGAACCCAACCTTGTCCAGACCACGACTCATCATGGTGTACCAACTTGACTGGGAATTGTTGCTTGCTAGTTGCCAGCTTAGATAGCATTGAATTATCAACAGATAACTCTGATAAATTGACGGTAATAGTTCCACGATGATCGTTACTAATTGTCGCGTAACCCTCGCCCTTGGCATCGGCATTCATAGTCACAAGTTGATTTTGGAATGCGACTTGAACCATTGTTCCCTCTTGGAAACCATTAATTTCAACGTTATTTACAAATAAATGAACGTCTTGCGCATTATAACTTGGTTGATATTGCGTCTTTTGATTTTGTGCAACCATTGGTTACTCTCCTTACATATTGATTGCGCCAAAGACCTTAATTTGGTCGATGGCGTTTGCAGGTACATATTGATAACTTAGCCCCGTGAATACACGAGCCTGTTGATCAGATTCTCGCATTTCACTACGGTCCTTTGCGGTTACTGAGTAAGAGGCTTGCCCTGCGTCATCAGCATCAATAATTCCATTGGTATATGCTTTTGCAAGTACACCTTCAACAGTTGCCTTAAGCAAAGCAATTCCGGCTTGGTCATACGGAACCTTGTTACTTTGAGTTAAGATATTTTGCAAACTTGCCTTAATGTTAGAACCAGTCCAATCAATACCCATGATTACATCGATATATTGACCAGACATTGTTACACCACTAGTAGTTTGTGCAACATTGTTTGCCTTGTTTACAAAGGCCATTGAACCCGACTTCAAGATCGCATTCAAACTGATAGCGTCCCAATCATCTGCGGTCATTGTTGGAGCAATAAGGTCATGCCAATTCAAACTTCCAACAGTATATGCACCATAACGTCCAACTAATGCTGCATCAAGTCGTTGTGCATCACTTGCAGTTGCAGTAGATGACTTCTTAACCATCAGAATTGTACGTTCGTTCCCATCAAGGCTACCCTTCAAAACATCATCTGACGCAATTGCATCAGCATTAGCATAACGGTCAAGAACGATCATCATTCGGTATTGAGAACTCTCAATGATATTTGAAAGCGTCAATACCTTAGTATCATTCTGTGGCTTGATATCCTTGGTCATCGCCTCGTCTGCAAGAATGGCAAAGTACCAACCCTTGTTATCAAACAACTTCATTGCTTCTTCCAAGTCCGCAAACGTGATAACTGCCATGACTTGTGGATGATCCGGTTGAGCAAAATATTCTGTAGCAAAGCCATACACTGAATCGGCAGGCTTGTAAGCAGCTTGAATACTTTCCAACGTTGAATACTCCTTATAAGTATTCGTGTCACCAGGTACAAAATAAGCAGGAATTCCATACCCAGCAGACGCTGATGATTGTTGCACTTCAATTGAGACAGTAACATCTGATAATGTCATTAGTTCTCCTCCTTAGAGATTGTGATTTCGTCGATTACATCTGTATCGACTTCCAAATTTGAAGGCATTATTCCGAATCGTAAATCGAGCCTTACAATATGCTCGTATGACTCTCCAAGCATTAGCTGTGGTTGCGTGTAATGCCCGATTATTCGTTCGAAATATATGTCTTTTGCTTTCAATTCATCCTGAATAGAAAAACGCTCAAAAGCTGACCTTAGCTTAAGAGCGTTTAAATTATTCTCTTGTTCATGGCTTCCGTGTATCGCAAGTGAAACTTCTACACTAAAGCCATCTTCAATTGAATGATTAACTGAATTTGGCAAATATGGCGAAGTAAGCGAATAGGTTACAAATTCATCGCCTGGTCGTTTGCTATTGCTATTGTGCGGTACTAAATCTAAATTCAGCACGCTTTTAACAATAGTTTCGATAGCACTAGCTAGATTAGTGTAACTATTACTGCCACTTTCCATTATCTGCCTCCTTTCGTTGTGTTGAATCAGCTTCTTGTGCCTTATAGATAATGGCATCAGTAAAGCCTGTAGCTTGGTAGTTATCTTTGCCAACAATGGTCCAAATCTTGCCGTCAAATTTTAACTTTGTCCCAATTGGAACATCAAGCGTAGTAATCCATTCATATCTGCTAACATCATCAAACCCGCCGTCACCTTGCACAAATTGCGTCATGGTTGTTGCTGTAGATTCAACATTATTTGCAGGTAGAAAGGGGTCATAAGAAATGATTGGTTCATCAAGCAAAACCTCAATTGGGTTAGTCATTTGAACCTTATCAAGGATTGACCTTGCATTAACATACAAACTCATTAAATCACCTCATAAGTTACCGATTGACGAAGCCGGCCCGTATCAATCAAAGGACTTGATGAACCCTTGTTATTGATTGTCAGTGGCGCATTCGCAGGGCTGTGTGTACTTTTAATCTTGTTGCGAATATCTCTTGCCATCCGCTCTCCAAGTCGCTGATAAGCCATTCTTGCGCCAATGCTGCCATTAGCAACTTCGAATATTAACTTTTCAGCAAAAGTATTCCACTCCCCTTGCTTCTCAGCAAAGGTAGACCGGATAAACGAACGTTCTGGGATAGTTACTTCACGCAGTTTAAGAACACCATCTTTGCCGCCGTTTTCGCCTTTTGTAGGTATCCATAAATAACCACTTGGGTTCTTAGCCACAATATGTGCACCAAATTCCTGCACTCCCGCAATCATTCCAATTTCTCCGCCGCCAAGTATTCCAACTCGTACATGATAGTCCTTCAAATGCTCCAACTGCATGATAATTTCCGGAATATGATTGTCATCCTTAATAACAACGCTCATTTAACTACAACCAATCCCGCACCGTAGCGACGAGTACCCCCGCTAATAAGTGTCTTATAGTCACGATAAAAAATATCATCCTGTTTCGTATCAAATGAAGTTGTACCTCCTGAATTTGAAGTCTCAATTGGGCCAACCTTAACTTTAGTATTCTCGCCTGTTGACGTTGATGAAATACCGCCATTTTGATACGTGAACATTAAATGCGCAGTGTAGAGCTTAACTGCCATTTCCATAATCTTATCTGGAACCCTATCAAGTTGAACAATGCCATACGCTTCACTCGCCAACTCAACAGACACATCGTCTGGAATTTCAGCAAATGAAGTGTGTCGCAACTTAGCAGACTTGGATACAGCTTCTTTATCAAAGGTATAGCTCATAAATTAAGCCTCCTTTTCATCTCCATTCATGATCTCGTCGACTTTCTTATCGATGTAATCAAGAACCGTCTTACGATTTGCATCGGCAGCTTCTTCATCTCGGAAATTACCAAGTAGAGCAACATCAAAAGTCTCATCAATCAACTTTTTAGCATCATCCACCTTGTATGAAGACAGCTTCGTTTCCCCTTCTGGTAAAACAAGGTCTTCCATCACAGCTGCAAATACTGGATTTGAAGAATCAACCGCCTTCAACTTTTTTAGCTCGGCTTCTGAAACATCATTCGTACCAGGTACTAAACGGATATCTCCAATAAATCGAACAAAATCACCTTTGTTAGAAACAATCATGAACCTTACCTCCTACTAAATACCTGACACACGCAAGACTTGATATGGATTGCGAACAACAGCACCAGCTGTACGTTCTTCAAATCCAACCACAGTGCGTGTTGAGTAATTCTCTTGTGGCAACATTGCATTATCCAATGGCAAAATCAGCTTTACGACATCTGGTGCATTATTAAACATCAACATTGCATCTGTAGCACCGTCTCCAATACCCTTCAACGCTTGGGTAGCTCGGATATCGGAGAACCAATTATACTCGTTGATAATTTGCAACAATGTACGAGTATCAGTATCCCCATAACGACGACCTGCCAACTCCTCATATTGGTCTTGTGGCAAAACCAATACAGGTTTTGTGCCAGTAAAGCCGATTTGAGTTGTGAGCTTCTTGCGGGCCTTACGGATTGACTCCAAAACCTCATCGGTGGTCATAGTCTCGATTGTCTTTGTAAATTGGTCCGTTAAAATACCTGGGGTATTAGTTAAACCATAAATATTGTATTTCGGATCGCCAGTAAAGATAAGCTGGTCCTCCTTTTCCGCCATCCCTCGACGAACTGCCTCAACCTTTTCAGTTTGAACTGGGCGATTAGACATTGCAGCTGCACGCAACTCTTGAAGGGTATATTGCGCAGCCAGTGCAATACTAACAATACGCACTGACTTGCGATTGTAGTCTAGGTCTACAAATGGCAATGTTGTATCACCGTTCGCAATGATCTTTGCGACTCCCGAACGAGTCATTTCGTCATAAGCGTATGCTTCAGCACCTGGGTGGACCGATGTATCAACTGTTAACAATTGACGACCAATCAATTCTCCTTCAGGTGCTTTCAGAACTGATTGTTCCAAATGTTGGAGGTCTTTACGCTCCATTACTCCGTTTGATGTAACCATTTGATAATTCCCCCTTAAATATGCAACGTTGCAATTCCGTCAACTGAACCGTCAGTCCAGAACGTACCAACAATATCTTTTTGTTCAGTTTCTGCTACAGCTGCTTTGAACTTACCATCAGCGGCAATAATAGCCTTGGCTCCGCTCGTAATTGCTTCTGCAACAACAACTCCAATAGAACCAGCGTACAAAACTGATACTGGTTCCTTTTCATTAAATGCACCAACCTTGGTTTCAAAGGTATCAATCAACCCCTCGAAGGCGCGAGCGATACCAATGAAGCTATCTCCAGGCTTTGCTACCTTAACGACACCGTCAACCAATGTTAATGGTGCACCGTAAGGAATAACCTCTCCAGCTGGTTCAGTACGAACTTGTTGCAATGACGTATCTGCAACATGACCAACGCTAATCTTTCCGTCCATGTATTGACGTCCTTGTTTATTTTCACTCATTTCCTAGACCTCCTTTTGGAATAAACGCTTATTGCGCATTTTCGCAATTTCATCTTCGTTATCAGCTACTTGGTTCACTCCTAGATTAGGAACTTTTTGAGCACTTGTTACTGAAACATCAAACGCAGCATTCACATAATCATCAGATGCGTCTGCTTCAATCTTCACTGCCGGATTCACCTCAGCAATCATCGCAATCTTCATTTCACGATCAGATAGCTTCATGTCAGCTGAGTCCCCCAAAATCTGGGTAGCCTTAGCTTCCAAATCAACACGAGAACGTGCTTGTGCGTATGCCTTCGCTTTTAGATCATCTGCGTCTGCTTCAAATTGCTTAACCTTACCTGATAGCGCAGCATTCTCGCCTTCCAGTTTGTTGTTAGCAGCTGTTAGACCGTTGATTGTTTCCAAAGATACAGCTGAGTCATTTTCAGTTTTCTTCTTCAAATCAGCAACAATCTTGTCAATTTGTGCTTGAGCGTCTTCATCAGATAATTTGATTACCTTGCCATTAACCTTAATAGTTTCCACGTTCATACCTCCTCCGGTATTATGATTTGATGTTTCATCAATCAAATAGGCGTCATAAACATCAGACTTGTCTAAATTGAGAGCTACCTCACTACCTGCTCGCCCCTTTTCAACAATAGCAACATGATTAATTCGGATGTTCTTCTGTTCGATGTCGTACTCAACACCGTTATATGCGCCTGGTACTTCATAGTTATCAGTTGAAAACCCAATGCTTAACTCTCTTTTCCCAGCTTGTACCGCCTTAATTGTCTCAGGGTCAGTAATATTCATAGAGATTGTTAGCATGTTATTTTTAATCGCTGCGTCGTTCATGGTCATACCGACTTCGTATTGCTTAAAGTTTTCGGCATTCACTTGAACTGTAGGGTGATCATTAGTAATCGGCTTGCCATTTGCTGACTGAATAGTTGTCTCACTGAACAAATCTTCCGGTAGCTTGGCTTGCCTGCTGAGTCCACTAATCGTCATATAAGGGAAAACCCCTGGTCTAGCTATTGGCGAACTCTCTATATACAAATAGCCCTCATCAGTGAGTTGTAATTCACCGATAGGGGCCCTAATCGTATCAATAATATTCATATCAACTTCCTTTATTGTGTGACGTTCAATTGCTGGCCAACTGTCAAAGTATACTTAAGCGGTAGGTTGAATTGACGTAGCTTAGCAACACTAAGATGAAAAGACGTTGCAACCGAGGCAATAGTATCGCCATCCTTGACTGTGTATCGTGGATCATCAACCGCCGGCTCATCCGGTTCAACAATCGTCTCCGATTCGCTCCCCAGTACATCTGATTCAGAAGTAGATTCCGATGCTGATGTATCTGTCGTTGTGGATTCTGATTCACTAGTTCCGGATTCAGCTGCAACCGTTGCATTAACCAACTCCAACAATTCTGCCTTTGTAGCATTTGATGGTGCTTCTTGGTTGTGCTTTACAAGCCAATCTTTAATCTCGCTGACTGTATTGTCCTTAGTTACTAATACATCTGCATAAGTTGCCATGATTGTTCCTCCTATAATTTTGTGCAAAATAAAAAGCACCCATCATCTGATAGAGTGCTTCTAATTACATTAATTTCTTTGCGGCGATAGTTAATTGATCATCTGGGTCCCTAACACCCATTGGATAATGCAAAAACTTAAATGTGCCATTAATTGTTTCTAGCTTATCCCCTGGTCTTAGCGATTTAGGACGGGGGCTAACTGTCAACAATACTTCATCCCTAATAACAGGGAATTCATCGATTACTTCGTACATTTTCAAGTTGCTCCTTCCAATATTCTAAATTGACCTTGGTTTCTGCCAGTTGCTTCTTACTTAATTTTAACATACGCCAATTATTAATTAAGTAATTTTGGGCTTCAATCTCATTTTTAATCGGCTGTTCATCACCAGATGGAATTTTCCCTTGGAATAGCTGATTAGCATGAAACATTTCCTCATAAACGGTTGCTCTATCAGCATCTGTCTTTAAAAAGACCACATCCTGAGCGTATGTTATACCAAGTGCACCCCGTTTATCAAGGAAATCATCAATCTCTAGTCCACTTGTTATCACACCGCCCTGCTTAATAAACCAATCAGTAGCATGTTTGAACTCTTTTGCGGGCATTGGTCCGTCATAATTCAAAGCGTTCTTAGCACTATGCTTTCTAGTAAGCTCTTTCGCTTCCAGATCATCAGGATCAAACAACTCACTCTCGTCCAATTCATCATCAAATACTGGTTCAGCTGTACAACGGCAGTTTATTGGCTCTCCAGGAAATACACCACCCCATCCACCAGACCAAGGGAAGACTTTTCCATCAATTGCCTGATGTTCATCACGAACTCGACTGTCTCCAACCGTTGACCATCTAAAATACTTTATGCCAGCACTTTCTTGCTTCATCTTGGTAAATGCCCCGTAAGCACTCCCTGTTTCGCTCCGAGCAATCGTTTTTGCTCTTCGTTCAGATATCTGTGTAGCATTTTGTATCTGCTCTGTCATGAACTTTAAACTGTGATTATTTGTTACTCCCCGATAAACGATACCGGACACACGATCTAAATAATCACTGCTAAGACCGCTAATATAATTCACATTCTCCGATATTTTGTTCTTTAAATAGGTCTTTTCATCATCAGAAGGCTCTATTCCAAACATCTTCTCATAACGTTCATAAGCAGGGGTTTCAAAATCGGCAACGCTTTGTAATTGAGATAAAATCGCACTATTTGCCATGCGTTCAGCGCTGCTTAACATGGTCACTGCCAAGTTAGCAGCCATCTCAACACCGACACTTTGTGATAGTTGATTAAAGTAATCGTTCCATTGCTTCTTTATGTCATCATCGTTGCTATCAGTAATTAACCCCTTATTATTAAGCCCTACTAAAAAACGATTAATCGCTTTATGTAGTTCATCAATCAAACCCACTAATTTTCGTTCGTATGCCTTCTCAGTTGCAAATGGATAAAATGCTTCACTCATTAGCGACGACCTCTCAACCTACTAAACCAGCTCGCACTAACCACATCAGCGCTATCTGTATTTAGATTATCAGTATCAGTACCACCAAAGTTTCCAAATCTGGTTTCTCTTATTTCATCTTGAGAAGCAACACCAGCCTTTAGATAAATCTGGTCTGTTTGAGCCTTTTTATACCCGATATCAGTTGCGGTAGACTCATCTAATTGGAACAAATCATTGAACTCAATAGACCAATCCATCGAATCAGGGTCAATAGAACCACCAGGCTCATCACTAGCCCACAACAAAAGCCGCACTATATATTCCAAGTGCGGCCTTAATTCGTTCTCTTGTAGCGTCTTGATACGTGAATAGTAGTTCATCAAATCATATTGGGCTCCGGTCAACGTACCTGATTCTTGTCCCATAATGATTGACTTAGGCATTCGAGCTGCTGCTGCAATTCTTTCCCAAGTATAGTCGGTTAATTCCTTAATACCTGTGACAGCTTTACCAACATTATCAAGGCTTTCATTCTCACCGATCATGGCTAGTGCATCCGTCTCAAATTGTCGATTAGCAACTGTCCCAAGGAGCAACTTATCTTCTGGATCCATTGCATCAATCTCTGGGCTTTTGTACACCTTAAACGAAAAATCACCAAGTAACTTTGAAATACTAGTTATACCAGTCTTACTTGCTTCAAGTTCATCTTCAATATACTCAAAGATTGACCGTCCGTATCGTTCAGTCTCAAACTTCTCACCATTTGCCAATAAGAACCGTGTGTGATCGATGTCTGTGCCATCTACACTAATCCTTGATATTTTCCCATAGTGTTCGTTAGTTACGTCATCACTGTAATCTAAGTTACCAATCTTCTTCCTAGAGAACGGCGTCAAGAATAGCAGCTTCTTTAAATTATTAACGTTAATCTCTTGGTCAGGCGTATTATTCTCATCAACTCCGATGAATATAGCCCCTGTTCCATATAAACGCTGATACTTAAATAGCTGTGTCAAAGCTGATTTAACATTCAACTCTTTTAACCGATCAGTGATATCCGCTGCAAGTTCTGCATCGTCCATTGATAACTTCCAACCATTACGAGTCATATCTTCTGCTGGTAAATCAACAATATTCTTGCCAATAGAATTGTGATGATATATCCGGTCAACTTGGAATGTGTCCAATGTATCAGAAATTGAAACGGATTGAGACGGGATTTCAATTCCACGACGTGGAGCATATCCTAACCCGCTCTCACTTGAATCGGTGATCAACGGTCGCTTAGTTATCCGCTTATGCCGTTTATTCTTACGTGACATATCTACCTCCTTTCTTACTTCTTAATACCGAATCTGTTAAACATCGTCTTATTGCCACTTGTACCCATATATTGTTGAAATGCGTACCTAATAGCGTCAATAGCGTGATCAAAGTGCGTTGTATCGTCCGGTTGATTGATATACTCACTCGTCTTTTTATCACGCTTCCAGGTATAGTTTTCAAATTCCTCAATTGTCCTCGACGCTCGCTCATCAACGACTATCTTGAACTGTTGTAAATCTGATATACCATGAAGCACACTATCAGGGCCCTTATTAGCCGCTCTAAGCCTTGCAATACCTGCCCTGCGTATTTCTTCGATAGACTTAGGTTCTGCGGCGTCAGCAATGATTATTTCCTTACGATAGCCCAATGAACTAATAACATCTGCAATATCATTATTCAACATTCCAACCTTGGTGTATTCCTGCATTACATAAATGGTTTGTAATTTCTCGTCTACCTTTATGTGTATAAAGGCAGTTGGATCATTCGTATAACCAAAATCAAGACCGAAGAAGCTGGGTAGTTTACGCATTTCTTCGCTCTCAACGTTCAGCAAGCGCTTTTCAAATGTCGGGAATATCAGCTTATCAAGTGTCGCAAACTCACCCAAAGCATAAATTTTATAATATGCCGCATTGGTCTCCGCTAACTGCCTGATTGTCCTAACCGTGTTTTCATCACTGAACCTATTATCTAAGTACGTGGATAAATGTATGTGAGTATCGCTGAATTTCTTCTCAAAGAACGTTTTATACACCCAATTTGCCTTACTAACTGGATTAAACATAATAAATATTTGTTTTTTATCATGCTTTTTCTCACGCAAACGCAAATTTAGCTGTGTAAAGTCATCCAGAGTGAACTCCGTAGCTTCTTCCATAACAATATCGGACACACCCTTGATCGACTTAATCTTTTCCGGATTATCTAACCCTTTGAAGATTAGTTCAGCACCATTAGGCAATGTAATACGATAATCAGAGTTACGCACCTTACTTGCGCCTAGCAACCCCCAATCACTTAATCGTTCAATAAAGTCCTGAAAGATTGAATCCTTGATTGTCGTATTTACTTTGCGAAGTATTAAAATGCGCCTTGGATATTTCCACTTCTGAAGTGCCTTGATTATTACTTTCTGAACAACTCCATGAGACTTACCAGACGAAGCACCACCGTACCAAAGGTCAATACGTGACTCATAATCAAATAAATTCTCAAAGACCTGCTTGTTGAACACGTTTGCCGGCTTAGGAAACGACAATGTTATTTGCTTATTCATCCTCGTACTTCTCCCCAATTACAATCGTAGTGTCAACTGATATGCTGTCATCTGTCAACATCTTAGCCTTAGCTTCGGCAATATCAGCCTCAGCACGCAGCTTCCTGTTTGAGTCGCTTAGATATTTATCATTTTCACGCCTCAAATCTTCAAGTTGGCTAACAGCACCTAAGATAGCTTTATTATTTGCTTCTCGTGCAGCGTAACCATCTCTATCAGAACGCAATAAGTCATTACGATTTTTCTTTATGACAAAAAGCAATTCATTAACAGCGTCTTGCATAGTCCAATGAAAAGACCTTTGCATTTCAACAGCTTTCATACGTTTAAGTTCGTCAATCCTTGCCGTAACCTTGCCGTTATTTGCAACGTCCGAAGCCTTCCGCCAGACTGTCTTATCAAGGGTTGTAGGCTTTACGTCATACACATCTTTATAAGCCTGTGTGTAAGTCTTTCCTTCTAAGCCAACAGCCCAAGCAAAAGCCTCTTGCTTCGGTGTCAGCTTATCAGCCATACCGTTACACCTCCACTTCCTTATTCACTAACTAACTCCGCTGTCTGCCCTGTGAACGCCTGCCAACGGTTAATAATCACATCAGCATATCTTGGGTCTAGTTCCATTAGATAAGCATTGCGATTACTTTGCTCTGCGGCAATCATGGTTGTTCCACTTCCCCCGAACAAATCCAACACTAGGTCCCCCTGCTTGGTTGAGTTCTTTATCTGATAATCAAATAGAGCAATTGGTTTCATCGTTGGGTGTTCCCCGTTACGCTGTGGCTTATCAAAATCCATTACTGTAACTTGGCTCCTATCCGAATGCCATTTATGACTATCTCCGTCTAACCAACCATATAGACATGGTTCATGCTTCCATTGATAATCTTGACGACCTAGGACCATTGCATTCTTATTCCAAATCAACTCCTGTTTTACCAAGAACCCCGCTTCAACTAACGCAGTATGGAAATTAACAACTTCTGAACTGGCATACCATACATAAAATGATGCACCCTTCTTCACTGCTTCCTTAGCTGCAGTAAAAGCATCAAAAAGAAACGCATGGAATGTAGCTGAGTCGCTCTTATCATTCTGAATTTTCAAAGCATCTTTAGTCTTACCTTCATAAGCCACATTATACGGCGGGTCCGTAATCAATAAGTCTGCCTTTTCTCCATTCATCAATTTAGAAACATGTTCTTGATTAGTTGAATCTCCTACCATTAGACGATGACGCCCTAATTGGTAAATCTGACCTACTTTACTCGTTGGTTCATCAGGTGGAGTGACATCAAAGTCCTCATCTTCAACCGCCTCAGTCTCCTCAATAACATTCAAATCTTCAAGTTCGAATCCATATTCAGTTACATCGATGTCGAACGTAGCTAATTCTGCTAATTCTTCTCGTAATATACCTTCATCCCAAGTAGCCAGCTCTCCAGTCTTATTGTCGGCCAATCTGAACGCTTTTACTTCTTTAGGGGATAGATTATCAGCGACTATAACTGGAACCGTCTCTAGCCCCAATTTTTGTGCTGCCTTTAATCGTGTATGACCTGTGATGATCACATTATCTACATCGACAATGATTGGCACCTGGAATCCAAAATCGCTAATTGACGCTGCTACCGCATCAACTGCTACATCATTATGCCGCGCATTATTCTCATAAGGGGTAATACTATTAATTGGTACATCATTAATCTTTTGTGCCACGTTGCTATCTCCTTTTCAAATAAAAATAACCACTTACCCGTAATGTCTTACACGAGTTCGCGGCTTGTATCTTTGTTTTTGTATCTCTTGATTAATCTCAGTTATTTGCCAATCTCTCAATGCAGGTGTTTTTGTCTCTCGATCAAGATTTCCAATTATCTGAGCTTCATTCTTTCTATAATTCAACTGTGCCATTAACCTCGACTATGCTCCTTTGACTAGTTGATATGCTCCTTGCTGGACTCGAACCAACAACCGGACAGTTATGAGCTGCCTACTCTACCTATTGAGTTAAAAGAGCAAAATAAAAAGCTGATATTTCTATCAGCTCTAATTGGTGTTGGCTGTGTTTGCCTAAACTAGTATGTCATCCGCATAAAGTGGATAAAGGCAAACTCTGCAACTCGATGTGTGCCACGATTTACCGTGGGCTTTCTGAACAACCTGTGTCCATATACAACAGGTAAAGATTCGCACCTTACGCAAACGGCCTATTCGGTCATGCATTAATTGCATACGCCTACTTCGCCACTGCTGTTATTCAATTTTTGAACAATATCATAATATTACGTTCTGCCTATCACGCACCTCTCATTTCACTCTCAATTTGCTATCAAATTACTATCACTCACCTATCACATAAAAAAGCAGCCTTTTAACTTATGGCTGCTTTCTTACTTATATTCATAAAACCAAATTTGTGCGGAAAGTCGTTTAAAAATATCGTCAATATTTGTTGTGCTATCTCTATCCTCTAGTGCGGTAATTGCGTCGTATGTATCATCAGCATCGAATAGCTTTTCTGAATTGCCTTCTAAGTACAAAACGCCGATCGCTTGATCAATTGGCATTTGCTTAATCTCATCTACTCGGGCCAATGCTTTCTTTATCATCATGTCGTTACTCATTTTATTTACCTCTTCCTTTACCTTATATATTAATAATAGCTCTGAACCTTAATGTGAAGGTGTTTATCAGGAGACGTGTATATGTCTGTTTTGAGACAAAAAAGAGCTAAATAACATTTAGTTATTCGCTCTTCTTAGAATAAATACTCGCTGCCCTCATCTCTGAGATCATTGAACGGCCCATATAATTCAGCAAATTCAACAAGTGCTTTTTGTTTAGTCCGATAATACGTTGGCTCCGATTCAATCTCAACCCGTTCCATTACCTGCCAATCTTCAAGTCCATCAATGAAGCAAAGTTCCAAAATACGCTTCTGTTTATGACCCAGCACGCTAAACACGTTACAAACCGTATCAACGACCACCTTTGCCTCAAAATAACCCACCAATTTATCATCAACAGAGACAGCCGGACCACCACCAGGCATATCAGATAATTGCATTGATGAAGGAAGAACTGTCGCTAACTTTGACTTCTTTAAGAACATTTGGAAATCGCCTTTTAACCAATGTCTCGTGTTATAAGCCGTTTTCTGATCACTCATATACCCCAACTAGCCTCCGTATGATAAAATGAACTCACCAATAGTTCTTTTACCACACGTCAGCTCGCAGAGTTGGCGTTTTTTATTGTCCATCTTTGGTAATAACCACCTTATAATCTGCCCAAAACTCCTCCTTACTGACCACGTACAAATCACCCCTAGCATTTTTGAGTAGCCAATCATCAACTTCACCAAAACCAAGGTTGGCATCTTTCCCACGGACAGTTAATATTCCATGATCCCACTCAATGCTATTTTCTTGTGATCTTGTACCTTTATCTAAAGCCTCAATAACCCAAACCGGCCAATCCCACTTTTGCGCATCATGTCCGAATATTTCTTTGATTTGCCAGGCATCCTCTATTCCAGTATGTGTAACTTTCATAAGTATTTCGTCCTCAAACTATTTCATCTATACACAGCTAATCCCAGCCTAGCGTTAGTTTTTTCAGCAAAATTGATAAGAGCCTTATTTAAAATTTCATGCCCCCTTACTTCACTACAATGGAGTTCTTTGCTAATTTTCGCCCACATAAATCTCTTTATATATCGCATCAAAATTACATCACGCTCTTGCTCTGATAATTCGTTTATAGATGCCCATATATATTTCAGTAACTCCCTAGCATCCATACGTTGACTAGCAACTTCTTCTGTCACGTTTGTATTAGAATGATGCTTCATATTTGTAAAATTTAACGACACGCCTAAACTCGACCCAGCTATATTTTCAATTCTATCTAATTCTTTTTTAAAAAAATTCATACTCAATTTTTTTGTTTCCGACTTATCTAGCTCTGGCAAAGTATACATAATATCTTACTCCTGTTATTTATTGTTTTCATTTGTTGATATGAACAACCAAGGCTTTATATGTCGCTTGAGTAAGTTTCTCCATTCCGCAATTGTCGTTCTGGATACGTTATATTCAAATGACGCCTCTAGCCAAGTTAGTTCTTTTTTATAAATTCCACCAATTACTTCTAAGCGAATTCCAGGTAAATCATCAGTCCACATCTTGCAAATATTGAAATGATGTTGCATTACCAAAAGCTGTGGATCATTCTCCAGCGTGACATCATCAACTCGACCCCTTACATTAACAAATTCTTTTCGAGCCTCAATATCCTTAGCCATATCTCCGCTAAAATAGCTTTGTAAAATTTTATCAATCTTATCAGCCATCTTGTTGTCCTTTCGTGCCATGTAGATATAACTGTGCAAGTTCTGCTTCTGCGCTATCAGTCCTGTACCAATTTAAAACAGACATCGGGACGGTAGCAGTCGCTACCATATCTGGCACACCATGAGGGTGATATACGAAAGAAAGATTAGACGGTTTTACCCTATCCAAAATCTGAATTGTGTCAGCTAACGCATCAGGTTTCAATGGTTTAAAACCAATACTAGCAAGCCACATTATAACGTTATTCGGTGGTGCTTCCATTGTCCCCTCCATTAAAACTTAATGCTATAAACCCAACGATCCAAAACAGGAACATTGCACCATCCAACCACCAAGCAATCCCTGGAGTTTTCATAGTCGGCTCTAGACTTCCGCAATTAATCCAAATTCCTAGTAGCAAATAGGCAAGAATTGCGGTAATGAATGATTTAAACATATTTGCAATTAGTTCCATCAATCTTCTCCTTGTTTAACTTGCAAAGTATTAATGTGCCTGGCAAGTTTCTTATCAACTAAGATCACTTCATTTTCACCACGTCGTAAGAATAGCCCTGTGATATCACGTTTTTTTATTTCGTAAACATCAATATGAGTTACCCCACGTTCTGCCGCAAATCTCTTTGCAGTCTCCAATGATAAAGTATAGGCAATCCAGTCCGTTTCATTTTTACGATGAACTCTAAACGCCGCTAATTTCTTTGGCATCAAAGCTAGAGCCTTTAATTCACTCGGTTTCATTATGCTTATACTTTTGTTTGGCCGCCTGCTAGAAAATAGACGTTTCCAAACATTCAAGTCGCTAAATCCTGTATAACTAACCCAGAGTGTAGACAAGAAGAACCAGTATGCATAATCGGACAACTCGTCTTGATGTGCGTCAAAGTATTTTATTGCTTCTCCAGTCTGTTCATACAGTATTAATTTTTGGCTTATTTCACTATCAGCAGCATTGAATTTAAACGCTGTAGACACGTCATCTAGTAAGCGACTAGCTACATTTTGTTTTGTAATCACAATTACTTCGCCCCCACGATCTCAACTTCCACTCTCTCCTCATACACGGCCATAATATCGGTTAATAAAATTTCTTCACCGAATTTGTCATCCATGTAAAAATTTGCTAATACACGTTGTGCCATATACTCTGGTTCAAAATTTTGAACAACCTTAATTAAACCAAGTTGTGTCTGTGTTAGTTTGACTGTCATTGCTTCATATCCAATAATTCAATAGCGTGTTCCAAATACCATGCAGCTTTTTCGAGGTCTTGCCTAGTTGTTCCTTTGAATGGTGCCCGCAAGATATACTTCAAAGCATTTCCAATACTGAACGATAACTTAGGCCCAAATGCTGGAACCACTTCATCAATCACTTCAATAGCTTCAAAACTAAATTTCTTATAGTGATCTGGATGATTCACTAAATTTTTATTCTCTGCCATTACTCCACCTCCCAACGTGAATCAGTGCCAGTCTCTTCATTACGTCTCCACGTTTCAAACTCTTCATCAGTTAGTTCAACGGGCGTCAAATGATAGTATTTAAATAATCCTCGTGTGAACGGCCACTTATCACCTAAATTATCTGATAACAACTTGTCTATTCTGTGGTAATGTGCCGCTGCTTCAGCATAATTATCGTTATTAAACCCCATTGCAATTGGTGCATCAACATCGCCATCATCCCAATTAGCAACCTCACTAGAAAACGGTGCATACATTCCAGGGCGTTTCTTGTTTTCCCATAGCAATACTCGTTTCATTACTCTGCCTCCTTCAAAGCCCTTAATAACGATTCTCGCCCTCGACCATGCTTACTATTCTTACGATCGAACCAGCTTCCGGTTGTTGTCCAAAAATCAAACTTATGTGTACCAATTTCAATGATTACCTGCCAATTTGACCCAAATTCAAAATTTATTTTATTTGCTTTCAGCCAGTCGATATTTGCCACTGAGCGTTCCTCTTTTTCAGTCTTTTCTACTTCCCGCAAAAAGGACCATGCCTCAACAACTTCACTCATTACTCCGCCTCCAATTTCATAAATACTAACCAATGTGTCTTTTTACGCTTCTGTCCAAATAATGGCCTATAAGGTATCTCAGCCAATAACTCTGGCAATGGTATCTGACTATCATTCCATTTGAACACTAAAGTCGCATTTGGCTTTAGCACTCTCATAGCTTCATCAAATCCATCACGGATAATGAACGGCCACGTCAACTCATCAAGAGTTCCATATTTCTTGGCCAACCAACTACTATCTCCAGCATGTATCAGATGTGGTGGGTCAAATACTGCCCCGTCAAAACTGTTATCATCAAACGGCAATCCCTTAGTCCAATCAGCAACAACATCCGGATTAACATCTATCACATGTCCTGTTGGTAATTCTTCATACTCCACAGGCTTATCAACGAACGTTGCTATTGGATTGTCCTTTTCAAACCACATCATTCTTGAACCTGCTGTCATATCAAGAACCCGTGCCATTACTTAACTCCTTTTATCAATATTCATATCACTCGCTATCAATATATACACTTAGAACACTTAGCGATTTCATTAAGCAGTCTTCAGAACAGAATATATTTGATTCTTCATCATCAAAATATTTAACTTGCAGATAGTTATCTCCAACCATTAAATATTCTTCTGTGATTGGGTTATTACACACTGCACAATTTGGTAATAATAACTTCAATTGCTTTGCTAAATCCTCTGCCCCTTCTTTCACATCAAGCTCATTCGGGTCAATGTGGGCATCGTCAAACCCAAGAACTCTAACACTGTTGTTTTTAACCTGTTTTATTACTCGCCTGTCATTCTCAGACAATTCAACAGTTCCCAGCTTTAGCCAAGGACTATTATCCAGTGACAGCAACGACAACTCCCCATCATATACAACTGCATAACCAGAATACGTAAGTCCTCCAATTAATTGGTCGTCAATTTCTGAATAGAACTCATCAACATAATCAAGTGGAAAACTATTAGGAACCACCACGTAACCGTTTAATGAATAAGGTCCCTGTAATGTAAATGAATCGAAAAGCTCCAAATCAGGTTTAACAAGTTTATTCATATCTTCAGACAATTTTTGAAAATGATCTTCCATTACTTAACTCCTAACGCTTCCTGCTGTGCAATCAACACATCTGCATACTCTTCTTGACGATCATTAGCGAGTAAAATGTCCCATGACTTTTTAGCCAAGGCAAGACAGAACTCTCGATCTTGTTGCTTCTGTTTAGTCGTGGTCATCTTCTACCACCTCTACATCACGTTCCATCATCCAAATTGTCATATATCCAAAATCAACAAGCATTAATTTCAGATTAATATCTTGCACCATAAATCGCTCAACTACATCTCCAATATCTCCACGTTTTACCAGTGCACTGTATTTCACCTTAACCTTCATTGCTCAAAGCCTCGATCAATTCTTTAACTTGGTCGTAAGTATAGAGTTTATGGAGCTTAGCACTCTTATTCGGGCTTTCAACACTTCCAAATACCTCTTTCCAGTCTTCCGGATTTTCCAAGTTGGTCCGATCAATGTACTCTCGTTCTTCAGCGGCCACTTGTCCCAAAATAATGCCGGTGCTACTTTCTCCTCGAATATCAAAAGTGCCGACCTTATCTTTATCATTTACTACCTGTAAAGCAACAGCGAATGGGACCAAACCATCTAATTTTTCTACTTTGTCAAATGTCATTAGACCCTCTCCTCTTTTACAATTGAAATTGCATCTACTTCGTCGCCAAACTCATCAGGGTCAATCTCAATATTGTCTCCGTCATAAGTAATTAAGAATGCATCTTGCCCTTCGTCGTACCGTAAATCATGAGGATTATTTGTGAACTTCTGGTTCACATCCCAATCTTCCCACCACTCTCTAGTTAGCAAGTCGCCCTTGCTAAGGTTTGTCTTGATTTCAAATTCAACATGACTTTTCAATCCATCAACATTAAAATCAACTCGCATAGTTACTAATTTCATGATTAATCCACCTTCTTGTAAGTCTTTTCGAATTCTTGCCTGTTTACCGGAATTACAGAGAACCTTGGTCCTTTGAGAATATAATCTCCAAGATTAATGCCGATCGTTTTACCATCTTTAACCGTAAAGTATTCTGAATAGCCCCTGTTGGCTGGAATACTCATTGCTCCGTGGCTAATCACTTCTCTTACCCATACTGGAGCTAACGTAATGCCGATTTTTTCAACCTTCCAGGCTTCAAATACCTGGCCTGTCTCGCTATTTACAACTTTCATGACTTAATCCTGTTCTTTTTTAGTTGCTTCTCCAGCTTTCTAGCAGCTGAACTTGCCTCAGCCCAGACTCCAAAAGTAATTGCCGCTCCATGACCCAATGGCATAAATTTACCGTTGGACATGTAAAATTCTCCAGTCTTATTCACAATCACATAGTTATCCGCAAACTGAATTGCTCGAACACTTTTACTCATGATTTACTCCTTAATTCAAACTTGAAATGATTGCAGGTAGTGGAGCCAATGCATTTGCAACATCAGAAGCAAATAAGCAAAATGACACTAACGCCACAAAAGTAGTTACACCAATCGCAACGTTATAACAAGTTCTTTTTGAATCTAGAATGTCTCTTTCGTTAGAATATCGGTCTGTTTCTAAAATACGTTGAGAGTTCTTGTGTCCCTGTTTAAAGAAAAATACAGTTAACCAAGCGGTTGCCACCGTTAAAATGCCGCAAAAAAACGCCCCAACACTTTGACTTACAACAAATTGGTGCACATACTCTTGTGCCACTGGCGTCATTTTATCTACTCCTGCCGAAATAGCATCTGTAAGTTGTTTCAATAACAATTCTTCTTTACTCATGTTTTACCTATCCTTGTCCCAGTGTTTAGTATGTTGCCAATACCGTGTTATTAAATACGCTACCAACAACATCCAAAAAGCTATTAGCATTCTTGGTGCGATATATGCCACACCTTTAATCAGCCAATCAATCATCAAACAACCTCTTCGCGTATTCCAACAAGTCATCTCTTGCTTCTTGCGGCATCTTGCTCGACTGTTTAACGCTGACCGTCGTTCGAATTATCTGATTATCTGCTTGCATATCGTCGGCAATTACTTCACCGGCGATGTTTGTCAGCTTCATACTTCTTGTCCTTTCTCATAAGAACAAACGTCCACGCTACTACGACTAGTCCTAGAGCACCAATAAACATTGATATCTCAAGCCCATGCAGATATAACCAAAGGCGCACGTGCATTAGCATGTCCATAATCACTCTTTCCCCTTCGCTAGAAACAAATTATCAAATGGTGTCTCTTTAGTATTTGCGATCTGAGTTAGAAACATTTTGATTGCAGATTGAGTGCTTAACCCACGCTCAGTTAAAATTTTGTCTGCCTTATCCTTAACGTCGGATGATACTCGTAATTGAATTAACTTCTCTGTCATGATTTATAATCTCCAATTCATTTTTTAATGCACTATGCTGCCTGAGTAATTTGCTGCGATTAAACTGAAATGCTTAATCATCAATTCTGGTAGGTCCTTCAAGTCGACAATTTCTAACTCAAATACGTAGTTATCCGTCCCACTCTTCTCTCCAGCAATGGAAAGATGTAGCGGGATAACTTTTGAGTTGTCGTCTGTCCAAAAACCGGCGCTTGTCATACCATCTTCAAACGGTTTAATCGTGGGCCAAAAATTTTGCGGATCGAACCTATAATTTTTAGGTGGATGAACCGTATACATAACTGCACATGGCTTATCTACGCTAAAGGGAATGAATGTTTCTTGATTTCCCATGTAGACCCACGCTTCTGCTGCGCCAATATCTCGGATAACTTTAACCATTGCTGACTTTAAGTTGACGTTCTTAATTCGATCGTTAGAATTAATCGCTTGTCCAACAGACGGTTTGCCTTTATGGGGTAACTCAGCTCTTAGTTTCATCGTTTGAACCTCGTTGAATAAGTTGTATTCTGCGCAGTGCATCTGAAAGTGCGCCCTGCTTTTTGTCACTTTGCCCTTGCTCGATCCAAGCAGGAAACTCCATTGAGTAAATTGAATTACGATAACTAAGTGCAGCTTTCTTGTTACTGAAATACCTAATGACTTGTTGCCTTCTGCCATTGATTACTTTGCGACTTTTAACTGCGTACATAATCAGTCACCATAGTCATTGAGACGTTTTTGAAACCAAACTTTTTATAAGATCGCACCATTTTTTCAGCCCATACCTTACCTAGGCACTTCTGGACTCTTTGCTTACCATCTCCATTTGTATATTCCACTTGATACATGTTCTTCTGCGCATCATCTGCCCTAAGTAACAATTAACTAGGTATGTCCACCCAACAAGAGAATGCTCTGCAAGTTTTCCGCCTCACATTACATTTTTCTAAACCACCTTTTAAACAAATAAGGAGAAGGTTGAAAATGTGAAATGATACATAGTGGTCTAATAGAGTCGTCTCAAGCTCTAAAACTCTCATTGGTAGTTAATTGCTACTTAGGACAGATGATGCTGCCCCTTTCTTATTCAGTTGATATTGTTGCTAACATTGCATTTTCTTCATTCAGCAACGTTTCTGCCGTTTTCTGTAAGTACGTAAAGTTTGCTGTACCATTTTTAGCCATTTTGTGAATCGCATTCATTAGTAATCCTGGCGAACTCTGGTATTTGTTATATAAACGCTCCATAGTTTCTAATTGAACATTATTCAAGTTACCACCAAAAACTTCTTTGGCTTTTGCTATTACCGCATGATGGTCCGCTTCGCGCGCACGCTGATTGATTTGTTCATCATCATCACCGCCACCAATAATCTCAGTAATTTGTGAGTCAGTACTTAGTTCATTAGTAATTAGTTGGTTAGTACTTAGTAGGTCTCGATTTCCCGCAGCGGGTTTCCCGCTACGGGTTTCCCGTAACGGGGTTTCGCTTGCGGGTTTCCCGCTAGCTAAAATCGCGACTGGGCTATCTTCATCTTTTAAGAAATATCCTCTCGTGTCAGAGACATTATGAGAATAAATGACTCCGTTGGCACTATTCTCCTTGGTAGTCTTGAAATACCCCTTTTCTCTGAGTTCCTTTATGCCACTCATAAATGATGCATATCCATCGACAGAATGCTTTGCAATTTCTTGTAAATGAATTTCCCAGTCTTCTGGTAAGTGCAAAAGGTACTGTAATATCCCACGCGCTTTCCATGTCAATGTAGCATCACGAATGATTTCATTGGCAACTACCGTATAGTTTTGCCTTAATTTCTTTCGTAATATCGCCATCATTGGCTCCCTTCATCTGATAGTGTTACTGGACGTTTACCATCCAATTCATCCATTCTTTGTTGCGTCATAATGCCTAAACTCTTCAACGTCTCAGGTGGCAAAATTATCCCGACAACGTGATTAACTTCTGAAAATGTATCCCATCCCATGTCGTGAGCCTCGCCATGATGAATACGACATAAAGCTATTAAGCGCTTATTCCGATGATCAACTAACCTTCTGTCATTCCCCATGCCGACTGTATCAACGTGATGCACATCTGCTGGTCGTCCACATAAGACACAGGCACGGTGCTTCAAAGCCATATACATATATGCTTCTAAATAGTTCTGATCAACATAATCTATTCCACGATGTTCAAGAGGGATATTGTTCTCTAATGCAAAGTCCAAAAGAAAATTAATGAACTTTCTTGCGGTCGTCACATCAGTTGAGGCGAAGCTAAAGTACCCACTTCCCTCTTCTTCCATAAACAAATATTTAAGTCTATGTTTCATATCCCTTGCATCATCGCCAACCGACTTAGCTATATCGTTCATTAAGGCGTGGGCTTTCTTAATTTGCATCATGCTAACGTGTCGTTCATCTGGTATATGAAGAACTACTTGCGGTTGCTCCTGTGTAAGTTGCAACGACAAGTTCTTCAGGTCCTTTGAATTTTCAACGACAATAGTTACCTTGTTGCCTACGATTTTTACGGCATGACCGAAAATATCAAATTCTGACATTATTATTCCTTCTTGTCGGTAATTCGATCCCAACTAAGCAACTTATATTCTGCAAAACCATTGTCGGCCATTACTTGCTTCCAACGGTCCTTCTCTTCTACACTTTCAAAGTCCAGCTCAATTTTTGCCCGATAGGTTGCATATTCACTTGTTACATCTGAAATATCGCTTGTAACGGCTCCTGTCGTCTTCAACAGTTTTTCTGGTGTCTTCGGTGCTACTTCCTCCGTTTCGTTCTCTTGCGCCGACTCTGCCGCTTGTTTGGCTATATACGCCTGTCGATCCCGCTCTTTTTGAACGTCTGATTGCATAACCAGCAGAATATTAGCAAAACTCTCTCCGTTATCCAGCATCCGAATGTATGCACTGTCTGGAATATTATTACTAAATGCAAAATTTGCGATGGCTGATACATCCTTCTCACGTTCAGCTTGTCGCTCTAACTCCTTATCAACCTCAAATTGGATACTTTCAACAAGCACTTTCTTTGGTTTGAAATCCTTGTTGAAGTTTATGTTTTTAGCCCAATCTTCAATTGACTCCGTAAATATACGTTCATCAATCTGGGTATCAGTAACAGCCTCATGAATTAGGTCTCTTACCACTTGTACACGTTGAACTTGCTCTGCGTGCTCTTGAACTTTAATACCTTCGTCAATGGTGTTTTTTACATCCGATAAAGCTGACGTTGCTTGTTTTACCCAGTTCTCAAATGTTTTTAGTGGCTCGTTATAAGCCCGCTTTACATCTTTCCGTTGGGTATCAATTTCATTCAACACCTTGTTAATCTCGGCTCTGGTACTTCTTGCAGCTGTTAAATTGTTGCTATCGACTGCAAAGTCTTGATACTTCAAGACCAAATCGTTAACGTACTGTTCAAATTTTTGCTTTTGTGGAATATTGATTGTTGCCGCTTGGTAATCAACATTGATCATCTCTACATTTTCCATTTTAGAAAGCCCCCATATCTAATCGTTCCGCTGACGGTGCGTTAAGTGGCTCATCCTTATCAGCAGGTGGTTCGACATTATCGCTAGATTGATGTACCGTTGATTGCTTCTCTTCCAGCGCGGCCGTTCTTTGTGCGATATACTCATCCTTGTTAAAGTTTGCGATCTCTTCTGATGTTGGCTTGTTATCAGGAGTAATATCACGTCTCTCTTGATTAGCTGGATATTCTTCCTCGCCGTAAGTTCCTGAAAATTCATCAGGGAATGCCATACGAAGCGCTTGGCTCTCAGCGACTTTAGTTAACATAGTTGCCGGCTTTTTGCTCCACATTGAATTTGGCTTGTCGCCTTTCATTTGTACATATTCGTCATACCGAACTGAAACATACACAGGAACATCAATTTCTTTTAGCGATACTTTCGACCAAGCTCCAACCAAAGTTTTCTCTTTTGGATAGAAACCTCCCTCAAGTTCTTCAATCTCGCCATCTTCACTTTGAACGATCACGCCCACTTGTATGCCATTGAAACTAGAATTTTTAAATGCTCGTTTCCGATAGAAATCACGGGATACAACAATTTGTGCCGGTGCACTTCCGTACTTTACAAAGTAAACTTCCCTAGTAAAAGGGTTCATGTTTTGATTTCGTACAATAGCAAGTAAGGATGCGATTTCTTCATTGCTTGCGTTAGTTCCACCAGGTAACAAAGCCTTAATAGTTTCTGCTGTTAAATTTTTAGGATTATAGATATCCAATTCAGTCATTTGTGTTTACCTCTTCCCAATCTTTTTGAATTTCTTCCAAAAGTTCTTTAGCTGTGAAAATATCATTCTTACCTCGTCGATACAGCATGGCTTCTTGGTACATACCGAGCTTCTCGTAATGTTGCTCTGCATACATATCGACTTCTGTTAATTGACTGAAATTCAGTTGTATATAGCGACTTGGTACTTGCGGGTCCTGATACACATTCTCAGCGCCAAATGCAATCTCATGGTCTTGCCAATCAACGTCAAAAACTTTTGGTTCGTCTGGATCAATCATGCTATTAGGTACTGACATTTCAGACCTCTTTCTTGCTTGATAAAATTAATTGACGTTCTTCATCTGTTGAATGCGCCTTGTTTAAAAAATCTTCCAATTCATCTTCAGTAAAATGACGTTGAAGTTCCGACTTTGGATTTTCATACAAGTTATCTAGTACAAATGCTGATGAGTGCTTGTCCCAGAGAAAATTTAAATCGTCAATCCCTATTGCTGTTCTCCAAGGTACAATAAGCTCATATTTTGTCGCTAATAACTCATCTACTTGAGATGACATAGCGTCAATTTCAGCTAATGACATCCCTGATATCCGCTTAATAAGTTCTTCCTTAGCTTGCTGTGCAGTTTTTTGAGACATAATTTATTCTCTTTTCTATACGTGCAAATCCACTCTTCATGCTAAAATTGAAGAGTAGATTTCGGTTCTGTGTTATTTACGTTGCGCATTAGTGGTTGCAGCCGCTAGTGCGTTTTTTTGTGTTTTACGAAATTGTTTGAAACGATCAATGAAATCATCAGTAATCGCTACCAACACCATCCAAGCAAAAAATCCACCTATGATGATCGCTGTACCGATAAACCCTTGTAATGAAAGTGGCATTTCTTTGTCCTCCTATATCAAATTTCAGCAGCATGATCAGCAATAAATTTTTGAACCTTCCTACCGTGGTATAACAGTTGCCCACCCCTTTGTCCTTTAGGAATTGTTAGACCAGGTTCAGCTCGTACTCGTTCACCCCAATAATATTCAAAGTCCGCACCGCTCATGCCACCCAGGTAATTTTCAACCAAAGAACGCTTTCCAGCTGTCGAAGCGTAAATTTGTACAAATTCGTCATAATGTTCAAGTTTTGCTTCGACTACTTCTATAAGTTGATTAACGACTTCATTGCCTAAAGCACTTAATAGACTGTCTGGCAATGTTATTGAAGCCTCAGCCATTTTCTAGTCCTCCTTATACATTAAATAGTTCACGCATGACTCTGATTTTCTTTTCAGCAGCCGGACCTTTAGTTCTTCCCGCTAATAAGTTGCTAATATCAGCACTAGAAGTATTTGTATTAGTCTTTTCTGAAACAAAATCTGCTAACTCTGAATTAGACATGTTTCGCAACTCACGCATCGCTGAAATTTTGCGACTCAAGTCAGCGGTTTTAAATTCTAAGATTGCTTTGTCTGTCATATTTACACCATCCTTCCTACTTTTTTACCAAATTTATTTGACAGTCAGGAAACTTCCTAATATAATGACAGTATTAAAGGAACTAACAAGCATGTACTTGATTTGCAAGCTGTGGCGCAGCTTAACAATCGCTTTCGTACATCCTTTTTAGCAACAAATTTATCAAATAACTTTGCTATACGACTATATTAACATGAAACTTCCTACTAATCAATACAAAATAAGAAACTTCTTGCTAAAAGTCGTGGAAATGGAAATTTTATGACTACTCTTTATGAACGAACGAAAAATGTGGCCAAAGAAAAGAAGATATCATTAAAGCAATTGGCCTTGTCATCAGGGTTAAATGAGAATGCTATTTACGACTGGCAAAAATCCACCCCTAAAGTTGATAATCTTAAAAAGGTCGCAGATACACTCAACGTTTCCGTGGATTACCTATTAGGAGATACTGATGAAAAAGAAAAAAACATCGTCACTGTAACTAAAAAAACAACTGACGCTGAATTAGACAGATTACTGGATAGCACCGAATCATACGATGGTAAAGAATTGAACGATCAGGATAGAAAAACGATGAAAGACCTCATCAAGGCGTACGTACGAAACAAGCCAGAATGAGGTAATTAACTATGAGATTTGAAATTATTGCTGAGAGTTATGGTGTCCTTCTTCTTTGGGTTCCAAGTTATGCGCCGTTTAATTCAAAAGGTAAGTACAACCCTGACATTATTGCCGATGTTCGCTACCCAAATGGAACTATATTTATAAAAGATAATTTGAATGAAGAAGCCACGCTTAAAGTTCTACTCCATGAATTAGGACATGAAATAGATGGCATTCCCCTTACCAATCTAAGTGCGCCTCAACAACATCTTTCCAATGAAGCCCTTGCTAATCGTTATATGGTACATAACAAAGCAAAGGAATGGTTAACAGGTTTTGAAGGTAACTACCCCGTCCCCATTGACGTAACTATATTTTTAAAATGGTCACAACTTTCTATGGAATTTTACGAGATTGCGAATAGAGAAATAACAGAATTAATCACTCCCCACCGTGGGAGTTTAATTTAACACTTCAAAGTGAAATGTATAACTTTATGAATGTCGTAGTTTAAAATCTAAAATGATTAATATTACGAGCCTTTCTTATTTATACAAGACAAGTTTTTAACAACAATTAAAACAACTAGTTATTAGCGTAACAATAGGAGTTGCCTATGTTTATTTGGACTATTAATTGCAGTTGGATTTCATTTGCCATAGCTGATATTTTCGGCATAATCTCCTTCTTTAGTTCTAGTTTTTCGGATAACCTAAGTCCTAATTTAACTACTATTACCCTAATGGGGCTTTTTCTAATTTTGGGGATTTTCTTTTCTTTGTTAAGGATTTTCCAGCTTAGACTTGACATTCAGCTGAACCAATATAAAAGCGTAAATTACATTTATAAAAAGAAATAGTGTTTTTTACTACGTGCAATAATGATCCACGTTAAAAGCTTCGGAGTGTAATTGTGAGAGTATTCTGGGTGTTATTCAATTTGTTACTGATAGCATTAACCGGTGGCTTCTGGTTATTGGTATTAATCGTTTGGTACTTATTACGTTCAAAATAAAAAACCACATCCCCTCGCCTGGAAGCATAAGGATGTGGTTAGAGCTTTGAACCTCGCACATCTAAAGACAAACTCGATTCTGTTTATTAGTATATCAGACCTGAGTATGTCTTTAAACTACTCAATTTTTTAATAGGAAGGTTAGGTTTAAGCTATGGCCTACATATATAAACGAGGTAAAACTTGGACAGCCGACGTTTCACTTTTAATGAATGGTAAACGTAAACATAAAACAAAGTCCGGTTTTAGTACAAAAGTTTCAGCTCAGAGATGGGCAAACGAAACAGAGGTTGAAAAACAAAACAATGATCTTATTCTCGACAGCGGGCAAACTTTTCCAGATTTTTTCAGTGAATGGTACACAACATTCAAAAAAAATACAGTTGGTCGTGATGCGCAGCGCTGGTATGTATATATACTAAAAACGCTCCGAGAAAACTTTCCAAATACAAAATTAGAAACAATAACACGAGTACATTGGCAACGATTTTTAAATAAATATGCCTTGACCCATAGCGTTTCGACCGTCAAGAAATTTAATACAAGAGTTAGGCAAATGGTCCGTGACGCTGTTGCAGACGGTTATATTCAAAAGGACTTTACATACGGTGCAAAGTTTTCCGGAAAGCCTGTCAAAGATGATGATTTAAAATTTTTAGAACAAACCGATATGGGAAATTTGATTGCCTCAGTCAATTCTAAGCCGATCTCAGAGCGTTCAATGTCAGACATGATGATATTGGCTGCCCTTCAAACAGGTGCACGGTATGCTGAATTAGCCGGTATTACATGGGACAGCATTGATAACGAAAGCAATATCATTTCAATCACTAAAAGTTGGGATCAAGTGACAAAAGTTTTCAAAGGTACTAAAACCAAAAACTCAATACGAGATATCGAAGTGACAGAGCCCTTTATCCGACAATTAGAAGATTTACATGTAATATACCCCCGCTCACAGTTCGTATTTGGTGGTAACAGTGAATTTCCACCAACTAGTAATGCTGTTAATAAACAACTCAGGAGAGACCTAAGTGCGATAAATGCAGAGAAGGTTATCACCTTTCACGGATTGCGACACACTCATGCTAGTTGGCTCATCTCAAAAGGTGTCGATATTCAATACGTGTCAGAGCGATTGGGACACGCCAACATTGAGATAACTCTAAGCACCTACACACATCTCCTTAAAGAAAAGAGAGAAGATGAAATCAAGCGGTCGATCTCGTTGCTTAGTCAAATGTAG